AATATAAACTTTTCCGTCGTATGAGTTTACTGCTAACTCACCACGTTCTAATTGTGTAACTGCCGGTACTTTTCCTTCAACGGAGGAACGTTTGACCTTTATTTTTGGATTTGACATTATAAAAGCTAAAGAGCACTCTGTGTGTAGAGACACACATTGTTGTCTCACTATTTATGTGTTATAATTAGTAGTAACTAATAATACATGATGAAAACTCTTGCCATACTTACCGGTCCACAAGGATCTGGCAATCATCTGTGGTCTAAAATATTCTCTTTACATGAAGATGTGTTTGGTTGGAAATCTTTATTAGATAATTACTGGGAAGCACACAGATACTCTGAACCATTCGCTGCATGTTGGAGAGATTTAGAATTATTATCTCAATTTGATTTTAGTTCGCATGATCACTACTTCACTAGTATCAGTGTGCCACTGGGTATTCAGAGTAAAGGAACTAAGTGGTGTCCTGATATCAAAGAGTTTGGATTGAAGGCACAGAGTTTAGGAATGAAGGTAAAAATATGTGTTATAGGTAGAGATCAAACAATACTGAAAAATCAACAGACAAGAATAAGAGAAGAGTCTACCATAAGACATTTTTATGATGCGTTGAAGGGAATACAAGAAGCATTTCCATGTCCAACATATCTAAGTTATGAATTATTATATCTTTACAAACAAGAATATTTGAAGTCACTCGATCTTGGATTTCCTATTGCATGGTACGACAAAAGAGTGAATGAGATATTAGAGAGAGATGCCAATGCAAAGTATATTAATTATGTAAAAGAGAATCCATTAGACGATGGAAATAAAACTGGAGTTCCTTTCATGTGGGATCCAAATCATCCTGATGCAAGTAAACCTCTAACAAAGGATACAGATCATGCATATGATGAAGGTTCAAGTGGAAACTGCTGCCCATGAAAAAACTATTGATAGTAACAGGTCCACAAGGATCAGGAAATCACCTCTTCGCAAGATTATTTTCACTACATGAAAATGTAATTGGATGGGAAAAGTTGCATGAAAAGTATTGGGTTCCTAGTGATGAAGAACCCTTTGCAAGATTTTGGGTAAAACCAGAGGAACTCACAAAAGAACATTTTGACAAAGGTGATTACTTTTGTGCAAATGTCAGTGTGCCTTTCTTTTATGATGGTGTAAGACAAGTTCCTAAAATTAAAGAGGTCGCGTACAAAGCGATCTCTCTAGGTGTGCAACCAATTATTGCAGTGATAGTAAGAGACAGAAATATAAACGAACTACAACAGGTAAGAGTTGGTGGTGAGTGCACAATGGATACTGCCCTATCATACTATAAAGACATAGCATGTCACTTTATAGATCATGAAGCATTCTTCTTGTACAAAGAAAAATATATTGAATATCTTGGTCGTTTGTTAGAATTTCCTGTCACAAAAAAAGGCATCGACAACTTTATAAGCGTCGATGCTAATCATAAGTACGTCTTTCCATGTAAGGAACATTGGTTAGACAATAAAATTCGTGAAGGTCGAGAACCTTTTACACAACGGCCAGAGGAGTAGCAGTGTTCTGATTGCTGATCTCAAGTAGATCTGCTCTCATCTTCTCTACAAGTCCAAGTACATGTGCTTGAAGATCTTCTTTACCCTCTACAATCTTAGAAAGTGAACGTCCACCTAAGTTTGAGTGGAACCCTTCATCTTTAGCGATTGTTGCATAGCGACGTGCGATGAATTTGTCTTCCACACAATCTGCCATTTCTGCCCACACCGCTTCTGCTCTTCCTTCAGCAACCAACTGATATGCAGCAAGTGCTGCTTCGTCGTTTGATGCTTCGTACTTCTCTAGTAGTGATGCACCCTTTGCTTGTGGTTTTTCTGCTTCATCTGCAAATGCAGCAGCGACATCTAGTTCTTCACCAGTGATATGTTCGATTACTTCCTTTACCATTCTGAAGTGCTTTGCTTCATCTAATGCTTGCTTAGATAGTAATTCTAGGTCTCTTACATCTGTGGAGGGATCAGCAGATGCAACCTGTCCTGCGATTGCATACATGTTCTGAGCTTCATTGACCATACGTCCACGAAAATGCTCAACTAAATATTCGTCGCTTGGATTTGAATTGAAGAAACGACGGACATTTGAGCGTGATGCTTCAAATAATTCTTTGTTTCCTTCTTTGATTTTTTTTACGAAATCTGTTCCAGATAACATTCTTTTATGATTTGTAATTACTTTTTTATTTATATATAATACGTTTTTTCATATTCTCAATAAAAACATCATTGTAAATTCTTTGAAATACCTCTTGCTCTGAATAAATGTCAAGATGATCCCAATCAATTAATTTGAAATCATCTCCATTAACCATAATATTTTCCAATATCCAATCACCGTGAGCGTAGGGTGCTGTCTTTTTGTAATGATCTATACAAAATCTATATACCTTTTTTATAAATTCTGGAGTTTTTGGAAATACCTCGCTTGCAGGCACACCTTTTATTATTTTGTAGTCAATCCAAATAGAATTACTATACACCTTGTAGTCTAAGATATATCCGGGAAAAAATTTATTTACCATGCTCACATGTTCATCCACTGACATCCCACCTTCTTTTCCATACATTCCCTTTCCAAATTTATAATCCTGATGATCTATAGTTTTTCTATAATGAGTCTTATACCTATAAATTTTTCTACCGTGATTTATTCTTATTGGTTTTTTTGGATTGATTTTATTATAGACGTAAATATATTTACTTTTTACTAATTCTGGATATTCAATCATTTACTAAATTCAAAATAATAACGTAGATGACCTTGTGTTGTATACTCCTCTTCAAATCGGTCTAGATTGTATTTATAGTTATCGACAATACTATTCACTTTCTTACGAGTCCAGTCATACCAAACGATTCCGTCCCAATCTGCCTTGTCATGCCATGTATGTTCTATGCCGGGATTGACTCTAAAGTATGCTTTTTTATACCATAATGTATCCAATATTTCTATTTGCTTGTCGATAGTATAATCGTCTCCAAAATTAATAGACCCAAGACACAACGCTATGTCTACAGGTCCTGCTTTGTAGTCTTCAAGTGATACTTTGATATCTGCATAATCATTATACGGATCAATACCAAATAAATTGTTTATTTTACCTTTGAATCTATTAAACCCACAACCAACATCTAAAACAGATCTAGGTTTATGAGAGTTTACTTCTTCAACCAATCGATAACCAGACCACTTATAAGAATCAAAACTACTGTCTGACCACTTACCGCTAAAATAAGATTCCATAGGTCACAATCTAAAATGTTCCAGCGTCTGTTACTTTTCTAGATTTTGTTGTTTTTTTCTGTGGTGCAGGTGGTTGAGGTGCAGGAGGTTGTTGTGATAATTCTTGTATCTGTCTCGAAAGGACTGCAATTCTTGCTTCATAGGCAATCGCTTGTGCAGTTACATCTGCTAATCTTTTTTGATAGACTGCGATCAATGCTTGTACTTCAGGGTCCATAGTAACAATAAAAAAGGGGACTGTCTAGTCCCCTTATATATGAAGTTTTTATAACCCTATTTTAGAACGAGCCACCATCGATTGTGATGTTCTCAAGTGATCTTGTAGTACCACTACATGAGATAACTTGTGAAGCACCGGCACAGTCATTGAGGTACAATGAACCGACTTCTATTCCACCGTATGTGACAGAACCTAGAACACCTGCAGTTTCAGTAACTACACTACCGAAAGCAAATCTTCCTGCAGAATCATCCCAGAAAACTGCTGCCTTCTTAGCGGAACCGTCATAGTAGTTCATGACGATACCAACGTCTTTGTTAGTATCTGAACCTAAGTTTCCACCGTCAACTTTTTGTAATTCAAGTAGTGTGTCTTCAATGGTTGTGTTGACTGTATTGATCTGTGTAGTCGTACCATTGACTGTTAGATTTCCGGAAACTGTAACGTTACTTGACGCTGTGATAGCACCAGTAACAGCAAGAGTAGAACCGTTGAATGTAAGATTTCCTGAGTCTTCTATTGCTCCAGATGTGCCTGCGAGAACCACTCTTCCAGAAGTAAGATCTGAAACTGTGGCAGAACTCATTACAGATTCACCACCAGAAATATTCATTCCACCGTCAACATCTAGATCAGATGTTACTTGAGCATTACCAGTAACAGTCAACTTAGATCCGTTGAATGTGAGGTTTCCAGAATCCTCTATCTCTCCAGATGTTCCTGCTAGTACGACACGACCTGCTGTCAAGTCAGATACCTTTGCAGTTGAAGCAACTAAACCTGCACCACCT